CACCGCCACCAGTATTTGCTAGACCTGGGCCGCCTTGGTTAAATGAGCCAGGATAGCCCCCAAAGCCACCCCCACCTAAACCAGCCGTACCATATGAGCCACCACCACCACCACCAGCTAAATAGTAAGTGGTTCCATTAAGTTGTCCAGAAGTAGATCCTGTAATTGGGTTAACTATGCCATTACCACCAGTAGATCCAGAAGCAGCTACACCAGCCCCACCGCCTCCACCACCATTACCGCTAGTAGCCCCAGAGTTACCTTGACCTGTTGTACCAGAACCGTATGCAGCACTTGCGCTAGAAGCTCCTCCACCAGAGCCACCATTTAAATTTGCAGTGCCGCCACCACGTCCGTTTCCACCACCACCGCCACCAACAGCAATAGCAGTTAGTGTGTCTCCAATTACTGAGGAATTAGATCCTGATTGAACTGGGCTTCCGTCTGGACCTTGTGGGCCCCCTGCACCAACTGTTACTGTATAAGATGCAGCGCCACTAGATTGGAAAGAAGAAGTTACAAGGCCGCCCGCACCGCCTCCGCCGCCATATTGACCACCACCTGGATCGTGTCCACCACCAGCACCGCCTCCAGCTACGACAACGTATTGAACAGAAATAGCTCCTGTTACCTGTTGCCATAAAGAGCCATTCCAAATCTCGTAGTAACCAAACTGGGAATTCCAGCGAGACATGCCGTTTACTGGTGTAGCTGGGCGTTGTGCAGTATTACCGATTGGGGGTATAAAAGCACCTGTAGTTGGCGAAAAATTTACCGTATTGCCAGTAGAAGTTAGCGTAAGGTTGCCAGATGGATTAGATATTTTGCCAACGGTTGTATTGACTGTTACGTTTCCGCTGACTGTGACATTGCCTGTAACGGTTAAATTACCAATTACGTTATTAATATTTACGGCGCTAATAAAGTTTACTGCATTGCAATAAACAAGTTGTGTAGTGTTGGCAGCGATTACTACAGCATTACCGCTTGCTGTTTTTAAATTAACTGTATATCCACCAGATGTACCGTTTTTAACGATATATACTTTGTTAACGCTAGGCGCTACGACGTTGCAGTTGGCAGTTGGCGTTCCTGTAAATACCAATACGGCATTTCGAGATTGGTCGGCTACGGCATTAGATGCGGATAGTGTATAGGTAGAAACCCCAGTAAGGCTAACTGATTCAACGCCTGTAATAGCCTGTTCAATAATAGTACCTAGGTTGTTATCCGTAGGTATACCCCAAGCCTCGTCCTCGGTGCCTGTGTCTATAAGCTGTATGCGTAGCGATGTGGAGTAAGTACTTGACATATTAGGCCGCTATTGGCTCCCATTCGGTTGCTGCGTTATCTGTTATTTGAGTCCAGCTAGTCGATTGTTGTCCCTCTGTTGGACTCCAATTTGGGTTAGAACCGTCAGGAATTTGACCCCAAACCAGCGCCTGCCCAATTATACCTGTTGCTTGCACTCCTGTTAAGTAGATTGTGGCACTACCTACAACGCTTGCATTGCCTACATAACCTACTGCTTGAACGCCTGTAACAAGGATAAACTGCTCTAATTTAACTGTTACGTTACCTACCTGACCAACGCCTTGAACACCAGTCAGATTAACAACCGCAGTACCTGTTACAGATGCTGTACCAAGCTGGGTATTGCCTTGAACGCCTGTGACATACACATCAGAATTAGCGGCTACGACAACTGTACCAACTTTACCTACACCTTGAACTCCTGTTACAAGCACATTACCTGCAGCGGTTACAGTCGCAGTTCCAAGCTGAGTAACACCTGTTACGCCTGTTACATTTACTACTGCGCTGGCTGTTGTTCTTACAGAGCCTACATACCCATAAGCCTCAACACCAGTAACAAGAACACCAAAGCCTTGATAAACAAGCACTTCACCAGTTTGACCTACACCCTGTACGCCTGTGACTAAGATTTTTTGGTCTGTATTTATAGTTACAGAGCCTGTTTGACCTACGGCTTGAACGCCTGTTACGAGAGCATTAGCGCCAGCTTGTGTATTTACTGTGCCTACATAACCAACTGCTTGAGTACCTGTTACATAAACAAGAGCCTCACCAGTAACGCTTGCAGTGCCTAAATAGCCAACCGCCTGTACCCCAGTGACCGTTACTGAAACGCTGACCGAAGCAACCCCTGCCCCAGTATCAGCATAGGGTGTGTCTGCGTAAGGTGCAAATCCAAAGAACATAATTAGGCTGTGTAAGTTCCGCTAGATGTGTATTTAAGGATTGTGTTGCTACCAGATGTTGTTACAGTCGGGCTTCCTGTAGTTGTGTTGGAATAAGATGACGTTGGTATGGAAATAATAACAACACCAGAGCCTCCTGAAGAACCAGGACCTGCTGTACCAGACGTACCACCGCCACCACCGCCACCACCACCAGTGTTAGCAGTTCCATTTGCTGGAGGAGATAATGTACCGCCGCTTCCTGATGCCCCACCACCATTACCACCAGAACCTGGGGTTGAGTTGTAATAACCTCCGCCACCGCCGCCAGCATAATAAATTGCAGAACCTGTAATAGATGACTGCGCTCCAATACCACCATTACCAGCTTGTCCGCCAGATGAATCTCCACCAACCGCACCTGCTCCACCACCACCGCCACCAGCATCAGCAGTGGGTGCATATCCACCTCTAAATCCTTGTCCAGATACACCACTTCCAGGAGTGTCTCCGCCGCTAACAAATCCAATACCACCACCTGAGCCACCACTTAAACCACTATGGCTGTTTCGTCCACCGCCACCACCACCACCAGTAGTACTTACGTTAGAGAAAGCGCCTCCAGGGGCAGTTAATGAAGAACCACTTCCGCTACTAGCAGGATCCCCAGTACTACCCGCTCCACCAATAGACATAGTGTAGGTAACACCAGGTGTAAAGGTTGTTGTATTGGCTAATAAACCACCGGCACCGCCACCGCCGCCTGAGCCATAACCACCACCGCCTCCACCACCTACAACTAAATAACTAATAGTAATTGACCCTACAATTGGACCTATTGCGTTTGATGTAGCCGTAGTATTACCAGCAACGTTAATTGCCGTTACATTACAAGTTAAATTAGCACCAGTTTGAGTTGAAGTCAAAGTAAATACATTAGACTGTGCGCCAGAAATAACTGAAGAATTAGCAAGCCATTGATAAGCATAACCGTCTGGGCTATATAACCAAGTACCTGTAGTACAAGATAGGTTTTGACCAACAAGAGCGCTTCCAGAAGCAGTTGGGGATACTGTATTTACAGGTTTAACTACTGTTGTCAAAATACTCCACGCATTATTTACATACAGCTCCATACTGTTGATTGTAGTGTTATAACGGATCATACCGTTTACACCAGTAGGTCTATTGTTTGTAGTGCCGTTTGGGACTGTAACTGCGCCAGTACTAGTAAAGTTAGCGTTTTGGTTAGTACCAATAATTATTGCTGATGTGTTTGCAGTTTGAAACTCAAGGATTCCAGAAGTGTCAACTGTTTCAGTTAAGCCAGCCGTACTAGCGTTTAGTTTGGTTGTCATGATGTGTATGTTCCTGAACCAGTAAATGTAATTATAGTGTTTGCGCCGCTAGTTGTAATGGTTGCTGTACCTGTGTATGTATTAGAGAATGATCCTGTTGGAACGGAAAGAACAATAACACCAGAACCGCCAGAAATAGTAGGTTGCTGACCTCCTACACCGCCAGAACCGCCACCACCACCGCCAGTGTTTCCAGTACCAGAATTACCGTTTCCATAAGTAGAAGTAGTAGCACCTGCTCCACCGCCACCTAAACCACCATTATTAGCAACGTTTTGACCACCGCCACCGCCACCAGCTAAGTAATAAACTCCACCGCTTAATTGACCTGCAGTAGATCCAGAGATTGGGTTAGCTAAACCAACACCGCCTTGACCGCTAGAATATGCACCTGCGCCACCTGCACCGCCACCGCCAGAACCACCATATCCTACACCCGTAGATCCACCAGCATTACCTTGACCAGATGTGCCAGAACCGCCTGTAGTATTGTGATTATTATCACCAGCAGAACCACCACCTGAGCCGCCAGAAGCACCGTTGTATGAACTTCCACCACGTCCGTTACCACCAGCTCCACCACCGTAGCAAGTTACTGTAGATAATCCAGAGCCAGAAAGCGTACTATTACTTCCGTTAACAGCTCCTGGATCTCCATAATTTCCACCAGCGGCACCTGCACCTACAGTAGCGGTATAAGTTATTCCAGCGGATATACCAGAAATCGTTCCAGTTAATAATCCACCAGCACCGCCGCCACCGCCATCTCCAGAGTCATGTCCACCTCCAGCGCCACCACCAGCAACTACAACGTATTGAAGATTAAATGTAGCAGTTACTGGACCCACTGAATTAGAGTTTGCGGGTGATGCGCTAGCACCAAAAGAATTATACGCAGTAACTTGACAAGAAAGGTTTGCCCCTAATTGCGTAGCCGTAACTGTAAATGTGTTGGCAGCACCGTTAGCTGATATAACCGTAGAGTTTGCAAACCATTGATACGTATACGATGTTGGAGAATTATTCCAAGTCCCGTTAGTTACGGTAGCTACACCACCAACAATAGTAGACCCACCAACAACTGGGGAAGTATTGCTAATAGGGGTCAAAATAGGAGTTAAATTAGACCAACCGTTATTTACATACACCTCTACATAAGCATAGCTAGTGTTGTATCTCCACATCCCGTTAACTGCTGGGCTGGGTCTTTGTGCCGTAGTCCCTCTTGGTAGTGTTATTGCACCAGTAGAAACAAAGTTTGCGTTCTGTGTGTTGTCTATTACTACTGCGTTAATGCTATTCGTTTGAAGCGTGAGGTTAGCATCAGCCGTTCCGCCGTTTTTACGAAGCTGGCCTTTTGCTATGTCTGGAATAACATTTATTGTACTTGGCATACATTACGCTGTGTAAGTACCAGATGATGTAAATGTATGAATTGTGTAGCCACCTGATGATGTAACGGTTCCACCAGAACCACGTTGAGATCCTTGGTAAGAAAGAATAACTACGCCTGATCCACCTGCACCAGCATCTTTTGTTCCACCACCATCATATCCACCAGCGCCGCCACCACCACCACGATTAGCTGTACCTGCAGTACCAGCTCCACTAGAGCTACCCCCACCAGCACCGCCGCCACCGTTACCACCTGAACCTCCAGTACCGCTTACTTGGGTTGATCCGCCACCGCCACCGCAGTAATAAACAGACGAACCAGAAATTGTAGAAGCGGAACCTGCGCCACCATTACCACCAGTAACAGACCCAGTAATTGAACCATCAAAACCTACTTGTGAAGCACCACCACCGCCACCGCCAGGATAACCAGTATTGTAAACACCAAGACCACCATTGTTACCTTGTCCTGTCGTACCAGAACCAATAGTTCCATTACCACCAGTGCCGCCTCCAGAACCACCATTACCCGCAACTCCACCATTGTTACCGCCCTTGCCACCACCTATAGATAAAATATTTGCTGATGTACCTATAAAAGATGAATTAGCGCCATTTGTTTGGTTAAGGTTACCTGACCCAGTACCTGCAGCGCCACCAGCACCAATAGTTACAGTGTAAGTTGCTCCAGGTACTAATGTAGATGTACCAGTTAAAAGTCCACCAGCCCCACCTCCACCACCAGAGTTATAGTTAGCTCCACCGCCACCACCGCCAGCTACTAAATAATTAGCAGCATAGCCGCCAAGAGAGGGAGTATTAACACCAGAGTATTGCAGCCAACCTTGAACTGATCCAGAGTAAACAGCGGACACTGCTGAACCATTAATGCCAATAGTTGACGTGTTGCTAATGCCTTCTACAAGGCTTCCGTTTGGATTAATAATTAATGGGTTTGTACCAAAAGTTCTAGCAAAGTCAATAAAAGTTACATACTGACCAGTACTTGGAGTAGCTGGAAGATTTACATAAACAGTTGCCGCAGTAGTATTTACCGCATAGATGTTGTTTGCTGTTGCTGTAAAGTTAGCTGATTGAATTGCTTGAAATGCGCCGGGACCACCACCGCCACCAGAAGTAGCTGAGTTTTGTGTTGTTCCATCACTAAATGTGATATTCGGAACACTTCCGCCAATAATAGTGGGCATGCTTAGTCCTTAAATTGTTGCTGCAACCCAAGCTACTGTAGGCTCATCCCAACGATATGGTCCGCCTTCTGTTGGATAAGGTGTAGGTGCTTCCCATGTCCATGTAGAGTGGTTTAATGTCCAGCTTGCGTATGGTTGAGAAGCATAGAACACATCATTTGCTTGGTCATATGTGTAACCAATACCAGCATAGTTACCACGCAATGGGCGACCTTCTGGATGCTGATTAGCATGAGTGTTATAAGAAGTCTGAATCCACGTACCAGGACTTGTGTCTACGAATGTATTAAAAAACTCTTGTTCAGCAACTATCACCTGAGTGACTTTGCCGTCTACTACTTTTGCAAAATGGCCCATTGATTTCTCCTTTGTTAAGCCGTATAAGTACCTGAAGAGGTATATTTTAAAACTGTGTTTGAACCGTTGGTTGTTACGGTTGGTGAACCAGTGGTTGTGCCAGTGTACTTTGATGTTGGAATAGATAAGAAAGCAATTCCTGATCCACCTGCAACTGATCCCCCACCGCCACCACCGCCACCACCGCCACCACCGCCAGTGTTAGTAGAACCAGCAGTTCCTACAGTAGATGTTGGGCCGCCAGCACCTCCGCCACCAGCACCGCCAGAACCTGCCGCATAAGTAGAGTAGCCACCACCGCCACCACCGCCAGAGAAATAAGATGTTCCACCATCCAATGTAATTTGCAAACCAGCACCGCCATTACCACCTCGATTTGATTGGTCATTTTCTCCAGCTGCACCAGCACCGCCTCCTCCAGAGCCTAAATATCCTGGACCAGGAGTTGATACGTTGTTTCCTCCAGCATTACCTTGGCCTGTTGTACCTGCTCCACCAGTACCTGCACCACCGCCGCCAGCACCTGCGCCAGATCCGCCAGCCTTTGAATTACCACCTCCACCACCAATAGCAGTTATAGATGTACTACCACCAACAATAGTAGTATTTGCACCGTTTGCTGTACCCGAACCACCAGCACCAACAGTAATTGTGTATACCGTACTAGGTACGGCTAAAAATGAACTTTGTAGTTGACCGCCACCACCGCCACCACCGCCCCAGTCACCACCAGAACCGCCACCACCTGCAGAAATGCCGTAGTTAACTGTATACCCAGGAGATGTAATTGTTGTCCAAGCAACACCAGAATAGATTTCTGTATTGTTGTTACTAGTATTAAAACGAATAGTTCCAGCTACAGCGTTTGCAGGTCTTTGAGCATCCGTGCCTGTTGGCACAATTAAACCACCTGTAGTTCCAGCGGTGTTAATAATTCCACCAGAAGCGGTAATTGATACATTACCAGTAGGGGTAATTGCCACATTTTGTGATGGTGAAAGCGCTAAATTATTAACCGCAGTCAGCGTTAAATTACCAGTAGTATCACCAGTCTGTACAAGCGTTGTGGTAGTTGTATTTCCTGCTGATATAGTACTCATATAACCACCCAAGTAGCGTTAGCGCCAACCGTCACTGATACACCGTTTGCAGTCGTAACAGGGCCTACAGAGAATCCGTTTGTGCCAGTAACAATGCTGTAGTTTCCAGTAACTGTTGTTTGATTAACAATGATGGCTTGATTTCCACCACCAATAGCAGTTACTTCGGCTGGCTGCGTAACGAATACGTCTTTAGTACCAGCAGGAAAACTAACCAATGCGCTTGAGTTATTAGAAGCTAAAACCGTATCTCTAGTCAACGATGTGTTGCCAGAATAATATGTGCCAATACCTACTTCCCACGCACCTGATGTTGAGTCAGCAATGGTGTAGTAAGTCGAATTAGCATTGCCAATCACCGCAAACGATTGATAGCCTAAAGCAGCTCCGCCAAGGACGATTGTCCCCGTACCAGTCGTTGTGGTATTTGACTTTACCCGATCTTTTAAAACAAGAGCCATTTAAAGCTCCTGTTAAGCAATACGAATAATAGCGTTGCTTGCGTCTGCAGTTGGGAAAATTACGCTAAACGTACCGTTAGTAGCAGTCTTATCACCACCAAAAGCCAACACAGCAACAGCCGTATTTGCAGTTGAGTTGTAGATCAAAGCGCCGTTAGCGGTAATATTTGCGTTAGTCCAAGAGCTATTAGCAAACGATAAGAACGCTACGTTACCAGTAGAAGTTGGGCTTGTGCTAACTGTTAGTGTATTACCACCAGCAGTGTAGTTTGAACCTGAACTTGTTACTTCGTTTACTGTTGTGTAAGCGGTAGTAGCGTTGCTTAATGTTGCTGAGCTTGTGTACAAAGCGAGCTTGTACGTGCTGGAAGAACCAGACACTAGATTTTGTTGACCGCTAAGGATTTGCACCTTAAACGAATCGCACATTGCTTGAGTGATTGCCATTTATTGCTCCTAAAGTTAAGGATTGACCTTGATTCTTGCTTGTCCATCTCTGTAAGCGTCTCCACGCTCCAGACCAGTGCCCAAACGATTTAACTGCGATAATGCTTCATTGTACTTGCTGTTATACAGAGTAACCATATCTGCTTCACCCTTCATGTAGGTATACGCCTCAACGAGGGAACCATAAAGAAGAACAGGAGAATAGTTATCACCAAGCCATGATGTGCCCGCAGTCACAATAGATTCTGGGTAATAAAAATAGTGCAACTCTGCAATATAACCAAGATCAGGGGTTGGTCCAAGAATAAAAGTAAGCTCGTTGGGGTCATTTAAACGTGAACCAAACAAAGCGTAGTACTTTGGTGTGCCTTTGTCTGTAGGTGTAGGGTATGCTTGGCGAATAAAGTTAACGTCTTTGTTAAGTAGATACTCATAACTTCCGTCAGGATTAATAATTGCCATCGAGTAAGTAGCTAAGTAATCATTAGGGCAAGCTAAATACGGGTTGCCTGTAGTACAAGCACCAGTAACGTTTCTACGCAAAGAAGGTATCTGCACCGAGTTATATATGCGGTCTTCAGCCTGCATAATAAAGGTGTTGATCTGAGTAACAGCATTGACGTTAGTTTGGCTGCCCCCAGTAGTTACCTGTACAAACGTGTCTGGGAACTGATTCTCAGTGTACGTCTGTATTTGCGTAAAAAGTTCTGTGTAATTCATTATGCCATTGGGCCTCTAGCCATAACGCCTTTAGTAGCTGCGCCAGTACCACGGATCTTGCTGCCGGATGTCTTAACTTCTGTATTTTGACTCTTAGAGATGCCAGCAACAGAAATCTTTAGCTTATCCATACTATTGACGGACTCTGTAAACGGCTTGCTAAACGCTTCGCCGTGTGGCTTTGCATATGCTTCAGCCGGTTTGTTTTCGATCTTAGCCATATTAACGACCTCTTTGGTTAGCTGCACGAGCCATATTACGACCCATTGCTTTTAATGAATCATTAGTTACGCCCATGCTTTTCTTGCCGCCCTTTTGAAGACCGACAGATGGACCTGAATCACCAAGATTTTTACCCTTAGTTTTACCTTTTTTAGTTACGCCATCGGCGCCTGATTTGAATGACATGTTAGCTCCTTAAGTTATGCTTACCGTTACTGTACCAAGTTGTGTGTTACCTATCAAGTCATTTGGCGTTAACGCATTGTCAAACAATCTTGAACCGCCTACTGGTGCCCAGCCCCACTGAAATATCCTACTACCCATTGTTGGGTCACCAAAACCATCAACTGTTGACCCAGCATTCTGTGTTACTTGTAAACCATTAAAGCCGCCTTGGTAATACGTGTTGTCAGGTCTTGGGTCACGCAACGCTTGCGGATCTTCTACAGGGTACATACCTAACTGCAACTGCGGATGATCTGGGTCCCAACACTGCCTACAAACACGAATCTTATACGGCTTGGTCTTGATTATCTCCGTTCTTAGGTCTTTGAGCTTGTAGCGAAAATTGCAGCGATCACACTGCGAAATTGCCCATTGGCCTGAAGCAAATCTATTAGACACACGTTGTTCCTTAGGTTATAAATGCTCTACGTGGAACAAAACGCTGAGGAGCTTTCTCACGATCTTCTGTGGCTGCTAAGCCCCAAGCCTCATCATACTGCTGCTTCAATATATCTAAACGTGCATCTGCGCCTGGAATCTTTAACGCCAAGTAATAAGACAGTCCTGCAATCAAGCAAGGCAAGAACCGGAACGGGATGTCCATATTGTTAGTACCAGTCATCGCATTGTTAATACGACGCAAACGCCAGTATACAAGCGTGTAATAGGGTGCTGTAGCTGTTCCTTGGTCTGGGGTAGGCCATACGGTAATCGCAGGAGGTTGGACCTCAACCACAGCCGTTGTAGCGATGTGTGCTGCTGGGAACGTACCTTGTTGACCACGACCGCAGTTAAGCAATGTGCCAGCAGCGCTGCTGTCAGCCGTTTGGTTTAAGGCACTGTAGCTAATCACTTCGCTATCTAGCTGAACAAACCCTGCAGCAGGTAAGCCAATCACGTTATTTAAGTAGATGGTAGTGGCTGTTGAGGACAGGTTTGCTGATAGAGTTGAAGTTGTTGCGCTAGTTTGTGCATTTAAACGCTGAATCCATATCTGAATAGGTCTGGCTTGCTGTAGCTTGTTAGGTATCGTAGCGTAGGTATCCACACTAATACGGCTGATGGTTAAGTCAGCTTGGTTGTTCTGTACGTTAGCCTGAGTACGGATTACGTGTTCTAGCAGGTCAACGGTTTGATTTGGTAGGGCATAGGTACTAACACCCTGAACCAGAGGGATCTGACCCTCTTCAATAGTCCACATGTTAATACCACGGTTTGCCCAGTCAGCAAAAAGTAAATTGAGGGAACGACGCGCTGTACGTAGATCATAACCTGTGCGCATCTCTGAGCCGCAACGCTCAAACGCTTCTTCGACTATCTCTGATAAGTCTAGGTTGAAATCTGAAGTAGAGGCTACGGTCATCTTTTAGCTAACTTTTCTAAACGGTTTTACTTTTGCTTTTACCTTTGGCGGCTGCGGCACGAACTGCTGCCCCCGTGCTTTTCCCGCCCGCTTTGCTCGCGTTGTTGCTGCGTACTCCTGTGGACTTAGGGACTGAATTGCTTTTTTTGGCAGGTATCGCTCGCCTGTTTCGGACGACTTCTTCCCCGACTTGGTTGTCCACTTCTGGTCGCCCCACGCTTTGAGGCTCCGTTGGGATTTGGCTAGCGCCATTGAATAATCTCCATAACCATTTAATCACGATAACCCCCGCCAGCCGCTTTGTACTTCTTGGCAACTAGTTGTGCTTTACGAGCCGACCACTGACCTGCGCCAGTACCTTGTGTTGCAGCAGCTTTAACTTGAGAAACAATACGCTTGCGCATCTCTGGCTTTGTATAGTTTCCAGCGGCATTAACCTTACCGCCTTCGGCATACATCTCCACGTCCTGGGGCTTATCCTTACGATGAATAATTTTCTTGCCAGGCATTTTGCTTGGCATTACTGCGCCCATTCCGCGAGAAGCTCTCATACGAATCGTCCTTTGGTTTTACCCTTAGTTGCACAACCGTCTGCACGAGAAGAAGCGGATGATACTTTGCCGCCTGCTTTCATTGCTTTTGGACGTGCTGTTAGTTCACCACCACCGCCATCAGAGGGTTCTTTTTTACGGCGAACTTCTTCGGCTTTGTCCGAGTCTTCTTTTACTTCACGCTTAATTTTTTCAGAAAGACTTGGTCTGCTCATGCCTTCTTTAACAACGCCAGCACCAGCAACTCCAGTAGCTATAGCGCCAAGCGGGTATAGGGCTTTTTCAGCGGGGTTCATTACATCTTTCCGCCGCCACACATAGCAATCATTTTGCCTTTTGTGTGACCTTTGGTGATGCAGCCGTCAGCACGTGTTACGCCGCCACCAGCCATTTTGTGCATACGCTTCTCATGAGCAGCAACTTCTTGCTTAGCCACTTTCTTCATCATTGGCATATCTTGTTTAATATCATCATGTTTCATAATTAGCAAGCCTTTCCACTTTTCTTTTTAGCTACGCCGCCTTTTTTCATAGGCATTGCGTCTTTAGCTGGCTTCTTACCGGCAGCAGCAGCTTTTTTCTTTGCAATCATTTCCATAAACGGATTTGGTTTTTTCATAGTTCCACCTTCTTTAAAAGTTTTGCCTTTGTCGGCGTTGTTAAAATCTTTACCTACGGACTGCGGAATTCCTACTTTTTTAGCAAATGCAGGGTTATGTGCAATAGCCGCCATAAAGTTGTGTTGTTTTTTACTTGTTGATGGCATTGTTCTTTCCTAGCCAGCCTTGTACTGTTTTAGTTTCGTAGATGCGGATAGCCGTCCAGACTATAGTAAACAAAGCGGCAATAGCTGGTAACATATCTG